TCATGGTGTTCTGCGAGGTCAAAGCATTTGGAGTTTCTCGCACTGCCCAACTTCCGGTTATGGACCACAGAAACAAGGCGATCTCTAATCCTGATGCTTTTGCAGTCAATACGGCTATGCAAAGGTGTTTAGCAAAGGCAATAGCTTTACACGGCATCGGTTTGTATATCTATGCTGGAGAGGATATTCCTAGCGAGGAAAAAGTTGATGAGCTTGAGGCCTATAAGGCAAAACTCGAAGCGGCAGAGTCATTAGACACGTTAAAAGCAGAGTTCTCTCCGGCCTACAAAGCCATGAAAGACAAGCCAGAAATAAAAGAACTCGTCGCAGTTTACGAAGCCAAGAAGAAAGCACTCACGGAAGTCAAATGAACTTAGACCGATTTGAAGAGGGTTTGATCGACGACATCCAGACTGACCGCTGCAAGAAACTCTTGTGGTCGGTCATCAACCTGGCAGTTGAAGATGCGTGCCGCGCTCCGTACAACAAAAAGCCAAGCACCGAGTCAATAACCGCGATGAGGTTTTTAATCGGGAACGGCAAGGAAGCCGATCTCGATTCTTGGCTGATGTGGCTGGACGTAAACGGTCCGGTGTTCAGAAGGAGACTCTTGGAAGCGATGTTCTCGGATCACCACGATAAGTTCCCAGACATGGCAAGAAGGGCTTTCAGAGCAAATTACAACTGGTGGAGGCTCAATGCGACTGATTTTAACGACTGAGAATGACCGTAGAAGGGTCATAGAGGCCGTAGAAGCCACTGAACTAGGCTACATGGTAACTATATCCAAACCACCTCGCACAGCGGCTCAGAATCGGTTTTATTGGGCGATCCTAACTGCGTGTTCTGAACAACTCATGAACCAGGAATATACACAGGACATCTGGCATGAGTGGGTTAAGACAAGATTTCTTCCCACAAGGATCGTAGACCTACCTGGAGGCCAGGTGAAGGAGATTGAGCCTTCTACCGCTTCTCTCACGGTCTCTGAGTTCTCTGATCTTGTGGAACAGCTCCTCCAGTACGCGTTGGAAAAAGGCTTGATCTGGACGGACGAGATGAAAGACGCGGAATTAGACTTGAGGAAAATCAATGTACGTCAACAAAAAGCTGCTTGAGGCTTGCAGGCATATCCCTTGCGGGTCTTGTTTTGCAGAGGATGGGACTGTAGTAGCCGCACACAGGAATCAAGGAAAAGGCATGGGCATAAAAGTGTCTGATGCTTTAGTAGCATCCCTGTGCTTTCGTTGTCACACATACTTAGATCAGGGGAAGGATATGTCTCGTGAAGAACGGAGGGATTTCTGGAACCAAGCGTATATCAACACGATGCAGGCAATGATCGAACGAGGATTTCTAAAGGTGCAAAATGGAACAAAGAACTGAGGATTGGTTTAAGGCAAGACTAGGCCATGTAACGGCTTCTAGGGCTTCAGACGCGATTGCCAAGCAAGGTACGGCTACACGTAGGAACTACGCAATACAGCTCGTCACAGAGCGTTTAACGGGCTTACAGAGCGATTCCTTCACGAACGCTGCTATGCAGTGGGGTACAGAGCAAGAACCTATCGCTAGAGTCGCGTATGAGCAGGCTACAGGCTCGATTGTGGAGCAGACAGGCTTTCACAAGCACAAGAGCATAGAATGGCTTGGAGCGAGTCCTGACGGGTTTGTGGGCTCAGGGCTGATCGAGATCAAGTGTCCCAACTCAAACACTCACGTTGATTATTTACTCGCAAAGGAGGTTCCGACTAAGTACAAAAGCCAAATGCTCACTCAAATGCTCGTGACAGGAAGAACATGGTGCGACTTTGTTAGCTTCGACCCAAGACTTCCAGATCACTTGCAGTTATTCATTGTTAGATACGAACCAAAGCCAGAGGAGTTCAAGATCATCGAGCTACAACTCACGAACTTTCTAGCCGAGGTGAACGAAATGGAGAAATCGCTATGCCAAAAGAACTAACCGGAAGTATCAGCAAGAACAAGAAAAAAGAAAAAGACGCTCATCCTGATTACAGAGGGTCAGCGACTATCGGAGGGATTGACTACTGGATCTCAGGTTGGGTCAACGAGGGATCGGATGGAAAGTATCTGGGGTTGAAGTTCCAACAGAAGGATGGAGAGTCAAGACCCGCAAAACAAGACGATGACGATTCCGTACCGTTCTGAGGAGACAAACATGCACCTGAGCAAACACCAAAGCCTGTTGAGGCAGGCTTATATTGTCAGACCTAAGCTCATAACCGATGATTCTCCAGCTTTAGATAAAGCGATCAAGACCATCGAGAGTGAGAATCCTAGTGCGTTTTGGAAAGAGAAGGACTTTGAAAAGAGGAGGTTCTATCATGCACCACGGCCAGGCACTCCTTACGCGGCTGCTACTCATGCGTGGCCGAAGGAATTATTATGAGCAACTGGAAAGAGTTAATCGAGAATCAGACCAGGAAAAAACGCTTCCGACCCGTCGAAGAAATATGGAGGGAGTACGGGTGGATTCCTCCAAGCACCGAGTGTCCAGAGACGATGGCAAAGCATAAAGCGTTTAAGGAATGGTCGATCCGTGGCATCGTGGATCAACCTCATCAAGCAGGTTAAGTCTTCGGACGTAGAGGAGATAGCGGCAGCGTATGAGAAAGCGCTGCCGTTTGTCGTTCAAGATTGGGCGAAGATGATCTTAAAGTTAGCTAAAAGCAAACGGCTTCCGATCATTGAGAAGATCGACAAGGTACACGGGGATAAGATCGGCCAGATGGTGCGAGATGAAGTTACCGCGCAACACAAAAGACCTAAGACTTAGCTGGAGGAACAACACCCTTAACGCGTTCAAAACTTCTCATGCCAGCAATCCCCAACATACCGCTCAAAATAACCCATAGAGCGTCGGTATCAAGCATGGGAGGAGGCTTTACCTCTTGCGGGACAATCTGTTCTGCTTGCATCCAAGTCCATGCCCAGACTAAAAGCGGATAAGCAAGAAACTGGTAGAACATCGCTCCAGCACCAACCCAACCAATAGCGGGTCTCCAGCCAGCAACAAACATATTCTGATTGGCGGCTTCGACCTTGTTGACTTCCATTTGACCGAGGTCTATTGCCTGGTCAATACGCTTGGCCTCAAGCTCAAGCTCCATGCGTTCTTTGTCGGAGGTGTGTAGGTCTCCGATAACCTTACCGACCGAATCAACGATGGAAGAGATTCCGAGCAGGTTCATAGCTTGAGCGTCCTAGAAACCCAACCAAGAAGAAACTTAAGTTGGCTGCGATCACGCAAAACAATATCCCGATACCTAGCGATCTTCGCCAGCGCGTAATAAGCCACAAATAGCTCAGGATTGGCTTGGTTGAGTGCAGATATGGTCTTAGGGCCAATAACGCCGTCTGGGGCCGTTTTGACGCATATCTGGGCAAGTTTGATTGATACAGGTACGCCAGCATTGACAGCAAAGTTAAAGAGGGACGAGGCTATAACGTCATGCGTTAAGTCATCGCCTTTGATCTTGTTCCAGAAGTTCTCTTTATAGAAGTCTCGGACTAACTGCGTCGGAGGTGTTTCCTGGTAGTCAATATGCTGCCAGCCCTCCCATTTGGGGTGCATCTTGCGAGCAATACCCGCGTAAGTTTGACCACCTCGGTCACCTTGTACTTCATGAAGGACGTAACCTCCCTCGTCCTCCATCATCTTGTCAAACGCTTGTTCAAAGTTAGCCAACGGCTTGCCCCCTAAAGTATGCAGTCCCCTCGATAACCTCGACCAGTTCTGGAGGCAAGAGTAGGCCATCTCTGAAACACAAGACAGCAAAGCCTTGACACCAAGGGACGGGATTGTCCTCGATGTAAGAAAACTGACCACCATCAGGATCGGCTAACATCCCTGTAGATACACCGTATCTACGCCCTCGATAGTCGCCCCATCCTTTGACTTCCAAAAGATGAGTATGCCCTGAGACGGTAGAGATACCTGCTTTTAGGGTGTTGTTGTAACCGGAGTGGATACCTGAATGTTGGAGTCTGTGCTTAATCATGCAGATGTCATTAACCATGACTGACCAACTGACAGACCACTCAGGAAGATGGTCTTTGAGGGTTGTGCCTTGTATGCCTTTGAACTCAGGAACAGATCCGGCTAATCTTTTGTCAAACCGTATGTCATGGTTGCCTGTAGTCCGATGCAAGAAAGTGCCTAGACCTTTACAAGCCTTGACGATCTGATCCATATGCCACTGAACTGCTTCGAGTTCGTCTCGTAAGCTCGTGACTGGCTCCCAATCCATAGGGCCATACTTAGAGATTGTTCCCCCGTCGAGAATATCTCCGTTTGCGATAATCGCTTTGGGCTTTAGGGTCTTGATGAGTTTTAAGAGGGCATTGAACCCCGCAGAAGGCTCCCCAGGCATAAAGTGAGCGTCAGAGAATACGATCACATAGCCTTCAGTTTCTAGCGTCGCTCGCCTACGATTTTCGGGTAAGGTAAAACGAGCGTCCTTTGTAGGTAGGAAAATGTTGTATTTCTTCTCGATTGCCCTTCTTCGCTCGTACACATTGCGAAGAGTAAGACCGATACGGTCTGAAATCTTCGTTGGGCTGCCTAGTTCTTTCCAGACTCTGATGAACTCTTCATCTTCTGCCTTTTTTCTCACGCCAAGCTCCGCGCTCTATGCTCTGGATCATCTTTCGAGGAATGACCAAAGACTGAGCAATTGCGTCGTCAGTCAATGACTGACAAATTTTCACGCCCTGCTTGGTCTCTCCTAACAAAAAGCCTATAGAAACAACAAGCGGAACCTGAAAGTCCTTGGCTTTCTCTGGGCTATCACCCCACCCAAGAGTGTCGTGGCAGGCATCTTCCCAAACTACTTTAACTATTGGAAGATTGTGCTTCATTCTTCTTATCTTTTATGGCGTGATACCACTTCCAGACAAGCCAACCGGATTGAAGCACAATATATAACAACGTGGCAAGAGCAACCCACTCATTCAATGTCAATCCACCAACAGTAACGGCGGTGGTAATGGCTATGGGAGGCGCAGCTTTTACGGCCTCCGTGAGCACATCGCTCTTTTGTTCCGGTGTCATAGCATCTGCGCCGTAGTTAAGTTAGAAACTTGCGCTGTAGTTAAGTTGCTTATTTGCTCTGGGGTGCTTATTGTGATCTCAGGAACCGTACCCCACGAACCTTCTACCCAGCTTCTTGTATCGTGCTGCCAATTCCACTGGTAGCCTGCTCTGTCTGCTGGCTTAGGGTCTCTTATGATCCATTCCCAGTTTAACCAAACAAGTTCCTTGCCTTCAGGAATGTCTGTAGGAGGTGATGGAGCCTGTTGCCAGCCCTCTGTTCCGTCTGTCTCTTGTGATGGGATAGACCCGTTTTTAGTCCAGTACATATCTATTCCTAAAGGGTCGGAAACGCTGCTGTTGGTGCAGTGAAATTGGCTGTGTAGCGAGCGTAGCCTTTGGTAATGCGAAGGTCTTGGATGTAGCCGTTTAATGAGTTTGTACCCAAACTAAAATCATTACCACCCGCAGCAAACCTTGAAGCCAAATAATTCGTCGTATCTGTATATGTAGAGCCTTGTTGCACTCCATTTACAAACATCTTAGTTGACGTTCCAGACCTAGAAACTGCAATGTGGTACCACTGACCGGACGATACCGTGCTACTAGTAATTACATCAACACCGCTTACAACATACCGAAGCGTTCCTGATAAAAAATACAAAGCCGGATAAGCGCCGTTTGTTGTATTTGGCCTCATACCAAATATGCCTTGTTCTACATTGGTGACATTAAAATAAAGCCAAAGCTCAATCGTAAAATCACTGGTTCCTAACGTGTAGTTCAGCATATTTGCTGTTTGAAGCAAATAATCCCCGCTCCCATCAAACGCCATAGAGCTACCACCCCACTTGCTCTGTGTCGTACTTATCTGAGCATTGCCCACCGTCTCCAGATCATTCTTGCTTGTGGCATCGTAAATACCAGCGTTAGTGTAGTTGAGGAGGAGGGCTACATTTGTTGTCGCTGTTGGCGGTTCAGTTGGAACCGCAATGCTTTCTGCCGTTCCGTTTGTATACTTCAAACCGCTAATAAAACCATTCATTACATTGGCGGCACTACGATCAGCACCCGCATAAAGTGTATCTGTTTGGTTAAAGTCTGTTGAAACAGTCGCCGTAGCAGAACTAACCCCATTTATATATAGTTGGAAACCATTGGTTGATGTATTAGTTCTTACCGCTGCAATATGCGTCCACGCAGACGCAGGTATTGTGGTTGTTGTATCGACGTTTGTTGTTCCGTGAGTAAACCTCAATATATTTGTTGAAGTTACCTGCAACACAAACCCTGTTGAAGCACCTCCTTTGGCTATAATTGAATGAGCGGCTCCAGAGGCATTTCTATAAATCCACCCTTGAATAGTAAAAGCGTTAGTACCGAACCTTAAGTTAGAATTATCCGCAACACTCAAATAATCCCCAGTCCCATCGAAATACCCTGACCCACCATTAGTCGTAGCAGACCAGCTTGAGGTGGGGTTGAATGGGGAGAAGGCTTGTACGGAGGGAGTCCCCGTAACAGTCATATTTGTAAACGCAGCAGTGCTGTCTGTATATTGGAATCTGTTGTTGTAAAGCCCTAAGAAAATAGTATTAGAGTCTGCTGCCAATGCAGAGGTTGGTGTACTTGAGATTGTCCTGTTTGTATTACTTAATCTTAAGTTTGAGATATAACCGTTAGCAAAATTTGTGTTGCTACGATCAGCACCAATCTTCATGTTGTCTGTTTGACTAAATGTAGTCGCAGACGTTCCTGTTGCGTCTGATACCGCATTGACATACAACGTGGTTTGATTTGATCCAGTTCCGGCACGAACAACCGCAACGTAGTACCATGTATTAGCTGCTAATGAAGTTGCTCCGGTAATGCTTGTGCTTGTGTCTGTAAAGACTAATTTGTCTGCCGAACTAATCTGGAAAACCCAACCTGTCGGTGTAGACGCTCCTTTGCTGGCAATTGTTTGTGTCGCTCCACTTGCAGCACGATAAACAAATGCTTCAATCGTAAAGTTTGAGCTGCCAAAACGTAGATTTGAAGTGTCTGTAACCGTTAAGTACGTTGTACTTGTGTTGAAAGAACCGCTCCACCCCGTCTGCGAGAACGGTGAGAAAGTGCCTTGTGTGGTGTTGCCGTTGCGGGTGATGGTGAAGTTGTTGGTAGACGCATCTAAGAAGGTATTATTCTGTGCGCCGTTGGTTCCGTTGCCTGGGAGCAGGAGTGTGGTGTATTCAAAGTAAGGATCGGGAAGAATGGAAAGCGGCCAAATACCTTGTCGTTGCGCTAAATACTGCTCTTGCAGTGACCAGACACCTTTGGCTGCTGACTGCGTTGGAATGTTTGCGGGGCCGATAACCCCGCCGTTACCTACTGGCATAGCAACCCCTTAAGCGTTCATTTCTTCCCAAGAGCAGGTGACAACTAAATCATTAGCTGCTCCTGCTGTTGCGCCAATTGACTTATCTTCCAACAGATAAAACGATGTGGACTTATCAGTCACAACCAATGTAGCGTCCGCAGGAACCGATATAGTCGATGCTATCTGAGTTCCCGTTCCACCTAAATCATCTTGGCTAAATAGCTTGATCGTGATGTCAGCAGCAGCAGAACCGTCTACGTTTGCAACAACGATTGAATTGATCTTAAAGACCTTGCCTGACGAAGCAGGGTTATTGATAAGCGCGGTAGCAAAAGGATCTGCCGTCGATGATATGAGATACGACGAGGTGTTCCCGTAGATCGCCGCGACGTTGACTAAATTAGGATTTGCCACGAGAAACTCCTTAGTACCCGAAGATAAGTGACATAGCTATTGCCTTGCCTGTTGAAATGCCAGAACCACCTGTGTTTGTGACCCATGAAAGCGTACCAGAACCGTTTGTTTGTAGGATCTGTCCGTTAGTACCATCAGCACTCGGAAGTGTCCACGTTACGTTTGCAGAAACCGTCCCTGGAGCCTTGAAAGCTACATAGTTGGATGAATCCGTGTCCGCAAACCGTAAGGCTCCTGTAGCCCCGATCTGGACGTTTGTGCCATCCCAAGTAAGGTTTGCAGAACCACCAAACGAACTTGAGTTGTTGAACTGAATTTGAGTATTAGAACCACCAGGGCTTGCAGAAACCGTACCCCACTCCAAAGCAGTAGCACCAGCGTTGACACGAAGAACTTGTAGTGCCGTTCCGATGGTCGTTAGACCTGTACCGCCGTTTGTTGTTCCTAGCGTCCCTGTGATGCCCGTGGACAACGAGACGTTCGTGATCGTGTTACTAGAACCGTTGATGGTCTTGTTGGTAAGTGCCTCTGAGCCTGCAAGCGTTGCTAACGTTCCTGTGGTCGGAACCGTAACGTTTGTCGCCCCTGTGCTTGTGATCGTGACGCTGTTAGCACCCGACGTTGCAAGCGTAGAACCGTTAGCAAGCGTCAACGTTCCTGTGGTCGTCGAGACTGTAAGACCGTTGAACTTGCCTGCTGTGATGTCGCCCGTCGTGTCTGCAATCGTGACAGCAGAGTTTTGGACAAGTTTTCCGGTTGTCCCGTCGAATCTTGCAACTGCGTTATCTGTCGAAGATGCTGGGCCTACAACGTCACCAGAACCTGATACTGTTGTCCATGTGAAAGCTGTTCCGTCCCACTGGAGATAGGTTGATCCTGACGTTGGGGCAGCAATAAAGCCTGTCGCGCCTGATCCACTCTGCACAGCAATCCTGTTGGCAGCACCACCTGCAATGTTTGTTGCCGTAGTCGCAGTCGTTGCAGACGTTGCAGACGTTGCCGAAGTCGCTGTAGCAGCGTTACCTGAAATCGAGATGCCCCAGGTTCCTGTCGCGCCCGTTCCTGATGGTGGGACAAAGTCAGTCCCCGATGTGGCCTGCGTGAACCCACCAGAACCGTTACCCTTTAGGATATTGGTTCCCGATGTTGCAGGTGCGTAGTCAATCCCAGAAGCAGCCGCAGCAACAACACCAGAACCCGATGCTTTTACAAGCCCCGTGACGTTAATGACTTGCTGATAGTCGACATTGGCTTGAGCAGCTTGAAAGCCGCCTAAGTTATTACCCTTGAGGATTGATGTGCCAGAAGTAGCAGGCGCGTAATCCGTTCCTGACGACGCGGTAGAAAACCCGCCCGACCCGTTGCCCTTAAGAATCCCGCTGCCAGAAGTAGCGGGTGCGTAATCCGTACCTGAGACCGCAGCAGCAATTACACCCGATGAGGCTTTCAATAGACCCGTCGTTGTTGCTGCCTTGATTAACTTACCCGTCGTGCTATCAAAAAGTGCTATCTGGTTGTTGGTCGCACCTACAGGCCCGTAGACATCACCTGTCCCTGATGCCGTACCCCAGAAGAGATTCCCCGCTCCGTCTGTATTGAGCGTCTGACCGTTTGTTCCATAAGAGGTCGGGAACACATAAGTTTGGGTTGAAGTTGACGCAGCGTTAGAGGGCTGAATCCGAAGCGTTTTCGTTCCCGATCCCGCGTCGTTCGACTGAAGCTCAAGGTAACCAGAAGTCCCTGCGCCTGTGTTGGCCGTAACCTGCATGTAGCCAACAAAAGAACCCTGTCCAGTGTCTGTAATGCTTGCAGACGAACTCTGGATGATCTTGCCCGTCGTTCCGTCAAACCTAACAATTCTGTTATCTGTTGAACTTGCTGGCCCCGTTACATCACCGCTAGACCCACTTGCAAACTCTAACCCCGTAGCACCAGCATTAACCCTTAAGACTTGCAGAGCAGAACCTAAAGCCGTTAGGCCCGTACCACCATTAGAGACAGGAAGCGTTCCTGTGACACCTGACGAGAGAGGTAACCCAGTCGCGTTTGTGAGCGTTGCAGAAGAAGGTGTGCCTAGCGCACCGTTCCTCGTCACAATCGCCCCTGTGGAGCCCGTATTGACCGCTAGGGCCGTTGCTACGCCCGTACCTAAGCCTGATACCCCTGTGGAAATCGGAAGCCCTGTGGCGTTCGTAAGGGTTCCAGAAGAGGGTGTTCCTAATGCACCGCCGTTTGTGATGATTGCACCCGACGAACCAACATTGACCGCAAGCGCAGTTGCAACGTTTGTGCCGAGACCGCTAACACCTGTGGAGATCGGCAAGCCAGTGGCGTTTGTGAGCGTACCCGATGAAGGGGTTCCTAACGCACCACCAGGAGCGACGTAATCGGTTCCTGCTGTAGCGGCAGCCACCACACCAGAAGCAGCCTTTAGGACACCTGTCACCGATGATCCGGTGAGGATCTTTCCTGTAACCCCGTTGTAGATCGCTAACTGACCGTTAGTTGCACTTGCTGGGCCTGTTACGTCGCCACCTGTGGCTAGTGTTGCAAACTCTAAGGCTGTTCCCGCGGAGTTGACCCTTAAGACATCTAGTGCAGCACCAAGACTGGTTAGCCCTGTACCCCCAGATGTAACAGGGATTGCCGTCCCTGAATAAGTAAGAGTGATGTTTCCAGACGAAGTAACGGGAGAACCCGCTGTCAAGAAGGCAGGTGGTGTAATCCCAACACTCACCACCGTACCGACACCGGAAACCGTGCTCCACTTGACCCCGCCTGTTTCGGCAGAGTCAGCAACCAAAACTTGTCCGTTTGAACCTACAGGAACCCTTACATTGTCTGTACCTGAGTGAGCAATAATGTCGCCCTTGGTAGACAAAGGAGACAAAGCGTTAAAGGCAGCAGTCTTACTTCCTTGTCCTGTACCGCCTGTTTCAATCGGGATCGTTCCCGTGAGTTTGGAAGATGCAAGCGATGTGATCCAAGCAGGGTTTGCATAAGACCCCGAAGTAACCACACCGTCTGTGACCGTTGCGGCATTACCTGAGATTGAAATCCCCCAGGTTCCAGCAGCACCAGAACCCGAAGTCGTGACAAATGCGCCTGTAGATCCTACGTTTACACCCAGCGCAGTCGCTACGTTCGTACCTAGCCCCGTAACGCCCGACAGCGGCATTCCGGTTGCGTTAGTAAGGGTAATGCTTGATGGTGTCCCCATCGCGCCGTTAAAGGTCGTAAAGGCGCCCGATGAGCCAACATTGACCGCGAGCGCAGAAGCGACACCAGACCCAAGGCTTGCAATGCTTGAGATCGGGAGATTGGTGGCGTTAGAAAGGTTAACCGCGGAAGGCGTGCCGAGGTCTGGAGTCGTAAGTGCAGGAGAAGATGCGCGTACGATGTTTCCTGTTCCCGTCGATGCTTGGAAGGATAGGTTTCCCGACCCGTCTGTCTGAACTAGAGACGAAGCTGAACCATCAGCAGAGGGAAGAACGAAAGTGACGTTAGAGGCAAGAGACGCGGCAGACCTGAGTTCTGTGTAGCTTGTGCCGTTGTCTGCATCTTCACCAAGCCGTACGCGGCCTGCGTTAGCCGTGACACCTGAAACCGTGAGAACGTCATTAGTCGTAAAGGTGTCGCCATCTAATCCGGCCTGCTGATTCTTGAGCTGTGACATAAGCTCACGAATCGCGTTATTGATGTTACTGGGAGCGCAGCCCTCGGCAATGTCAATGCCATCAATATCGGTGTTGTTGCCTGGAGTTGAGGAGAACTCGGAAATCTTTGTCTTTGCCATAATTACTCCATCAACTCTTTTTGCTGCTGTGTCTGGTAAAGCATATTCAGCAACCCTCGGTACGGTAAGTTAGGAGCAGCAGCTTGCGCCCCTAGCAATCCACGTTGTAATTGTCCCACGCCATAAGCAGTTTCGCCAACAATTCTTGGTGAAGAAGCGAGCATCGTTCCAGCCGCTAATGGAACACCTCCGGCCATAAAACCCATGCCGCCAGTAATCGGAGCGGTAGCCCTTTGAATACCACGAGGCGTTAAATCGGACATGGCTTGACCAGCCAGCGCAGGCATAAGCTGCCTTCCACCTTGCCTTTCGAGTTCTCTGGCTAAACGCAAACGCTCGCCATAATTGGTGTTTACGTTATTACGCATCAGGCTTTGCAGTTTACGGATTGCGGTATCAGCCGATGCCTTTTGCCCAAGGCTCAAAGCCTTTTCTATCTCACGAACCAGGTCGCTCTGATCGGTGTAAGCCTTCATCACCTTGGCATACGTTGGGGCTTGCTTAGTAATCTCGTTTTTAATCGAGTTGTAGACCTCGCCAACAGCCAATCGAGCGGTCTTTGACTCAATAGGAATACCCTCTAAAACATCACCAACTTTTTGCTTAAGAGCGTCTAAGCCCTCTGGCGTATGGTATTCAACAGGGTCTAAAGCCTTCCACTCCTCAATATACGTCTTTGCCGTAGAAAGCCTTTCGGCAGCGTCTTTATTTTTAACCTGGCCTTTATAAGTTACCTTGTTGATCGCGTTGTTGATCGCGCTATCAATGCCTGCAAAGTCAAGAACCGTTTTGTCGTTCTTGATGTCAACCATGCCAGAGCGGTATTCGTTTTGCTTAGCTAACTGGATGTCAGAAAGATTTTGTTTTGCAGCGTCAAGAACCTCCATCGCACTAACTTTGCCGCGAAGGTTCTCTGTAAATGACTTGGCCTGCTGCCCACCGGCTTTTCCGGCCTCAAATGCTTGCTGGATAGCCTCGCCGCCAACACCCGTTGTAGACCCAAGTACGGCTTTTGCGCCTTTTCCTGCCGCCTGTGCGGTAGCCGATGCGGCTTTGGCGGTCATAACCAAAGGATCAGTTGCGTAGGCGGCCTTTGACAAAGCAGACGCAACACCTCCGGCCTTTGGAGCGACCATTGCGCCGCCAGTTAGAACCGTAGATATATCAGCAAGAACTCCAGCGGGATCGGTAGCAATGGCTTTCTTTGCGCTCTCTACGCTGCCATAACGGTCTACATAAAACTGCCCAACTCTATTTGCAAGCTCTCGTGAGGCTTTGTCCTCACCGATAGCCTGAACCATGCTTTCTGGAAGGATGTTTTGCAATACACCAGCGCCAAGATCTAAGACGGTTTTTGCGGTTTGTATCGGACTTGTTATCGCCTCGACAACACCACCGATAACACCGGCAACGGATCTTGGAAGGTTAGTGATCGCTTGTTGAGCGACCTGTCCAGTAGTTAAAGGCTTTTCTTCTGGAGGCTTTCCACCTATTTGTTCGTCCTTATCCCACCAGTTAGCCATGACTAACCACCTTTCTTGCGTGTATTGCCTTGAGGGTCTATGTAAATAGAACCTACCGGAAGCCTATCGTAATCAGCCTTGCTGTTCACTCTTATAGGAGCCTGTTCGTTGCCTACTGGTTGCGTTAACGCTGGCTTAAGGGCATCAATAGCTGACTTGCTATAGCCCTGAGCGGTAGCAGCATTAGACATCTTGTCAAAAGCATTGCGAGCAACTTCTGCCTGCCTATTAAGGTTTGCCTTGATTTGAGTTGGCGACATACCAGGCGTAACCATTGCAGACTCAAACGCTTGCGCCTCTGTCCTTGTGAGCGCAGAACCAAACAATTGATTTCTAATCTGGTTCGCAAAAAGATCGTACTGCTGCCACCACTGACCAAAGTCCTTTTTAGCAGGGTCATCAGAGCGAAGAGCAATCATTACCGATGCCCTTCCTAGCGCATCAATCTTGTAACCGCCGTAATCGTCTTTGAAGGTATTGGCAAGGCTTGTTAGGTTGGCAGCATTTTCTGACTTAGAAGCCAGGTCGTTAAGAACCGGACCTGGAAGCGGTTTTCCGTCTTGCGCCTGCGCTTGCTTTGCTTTTGCTTCGTCTATCCGTAACTGTAGGAGTTGATTGCTTATGCCTTGTTGCGCAGCCCTGTCAGCCCTTGACTCTTCGCGCTGAAGAGCCTGGGAGTTCATCGAAGTTAGACGCTCCATCGCTTTATTCAGAGCATCCTCATCCATGTTTGCAAAACTACGCTCTAACTGGTTGGCAAACGGACGAATAGAAGGGTGAATGACGCCACCCTGAATCAATGGAGTAAATGGGTTTTCTGTTGTCCCTGTTTGCTGCGTTGGGGCCATAATTGTTTTGGTGTTACCTGCAAAATCGGTAACAACAAGGCTCTCGCCTTTCTTAACCGTTGTCGCCTTTGACGCTCCAGCAACAGGCTTAAACGTTCCATCTGGCTGACGTTCGTATATAACGCCACCAGACTCCCTAACCTCTGGTTGCATCGCGCCTTGAATGGTTTTTGCTGCGGTTAAGGCTTTGTCAATAGGAACGCCTTTAGATACAGCAGCGGAAAGCAGTCGCTCAACATCTAACCTTGGAGCGCCCATCGTGCGTTCTTCTACCGAAGGAGTCTGCATTTCCATTTGCTCAAGGTCTGATAGAGGGCGCTGCTGAACCGTAACTGGGCGAACAATGCCTGAGCGAAGAACCTCTGGTAGGTTAGTTTCTGCCTGCATTTGTCTTTGCATTTGCTGCAATTGCAAGCCAGTAACGCGATCCTGCACCGCTTGCTGCATAGCACCACGGTAGGCTTGCTGGCCTGCCATCAGACCTTGGCCGATGATCTGGCCGATGTTTTGTTTCTGCGCTGACGGGCCAGAAGCCATGAGCAGCCCGATACCAGCGCCTAACAAGCCTTGGTTCTGCGCCTCTCTGCGAAGCCTCTCAGCGTCCTCTGCCCCCATGAGTTGCCCCATGTAAGAGGGTTGGCTTCCAAACAATCGAGCTAAGTATTCTTCCATCACATCCTCACAGCAAAGATATACGCTTGCGCTGTACGGGTTGGGCCATCAAGGAGCCAAAGTCTGCTACCTGTACCTGCTGGCCTCGCTTTATGCCTGGTGGAGGTGGAGCCTGTGGAGCAGACTGTTGCATGAGACTTAATCCCTGCATGCCCATCCTCGCGGTCGTAGGCGTTCCAGACGAAAACAAAGCCTTGGCTAACGGACCGCCAGCACCGGCAGATGTTGCAGACTGACCCGTTGCCATTAACCCAGGCAGGCCAAACTCACCTGTTTGCGCTGCGAGCATGGCCGCTTGTTGAGAGCCCATCGTCATCCCAGGCAGGGAGCCATAAGCTGCCGATAAAAATGGATTAGCCGCTCCTGTTGCTGCTGCCGCTGTTTGTGCCGCACTAGCCGCTGCCGCCGCTTCTGCTGCTGTCGCAGCCGCTGCCGCTGCCGCTGCGCCCTCAGCCGCTGTTGCCGCTCCAATAACCTCAGCCGCAATAATTGGCTCAGCGCCACTCATGCTAACAATGCCTTTCCTGCGAGGGCTGTGCCTAAGATGCCAGCAAGCGGATTGGAGTAACTAGGCTGTACGGTCTGCATACCCTGTGGAGCGCCGTACGATGACGATAAGAAGGATTGCAGCGCAGCGTAGGGAGCCTGTTGTTGGTAGTTAAACCTCTGGATTGCGTCTTGCAGGGCAGCTTGTTGGTAGCCCTCTGCCGCCTGTCCGACCTGTGCGAGTTGAGCAATGTCCGTGTAGTCCTGAGCAGCCAAACCTGGCGCAGCACCAATCGCCGCTTGTTGTCTGGCCCTCTCTGCTTCGTAGAGATCAAGCCCCATGCCTAGTGCTTGTTGTTGCCTACCTCTCTCAGCCTCGTAACCAGAGTAACCTAACTGTGCAGCCTGCCCTGCAAGAGCGTTAGCAAGTGCACCCTGAGCCCTTTGCTCTTGGGACATAAGCGCTTCGTTGGTTCCGTACCTTCCCGCAGCAGACGCTCTCGATCTCATCTGGTTGATTGCGTCCTGATAGGACGTACTCGCTGCCTGGAAGCCTGGTTGCAAAGCAGCCGTGTAGTAGGGGTTCTGTCCTAAATAACCACCTGCAATCGTGTTTGCAAGTGTTGGAGACGTTGCAGACCCTAGCGTTTCAGCACGAGATCCACCTAATGTCGTTGCAAGTTGTTGTTGCGCCATAGGTACAAGCGGATTGCCCTGCATGGCCCTAGACTGCATGGCCGACAGAGCAGATTGCGTCTGCTGAGACGGTCCTACGTACGTCTGGCCTGTAAAGTATTCGGGAGTGCCAGCCTGGTAGAGACGTTGAGCCTCGCTTAATCCGTATTGAACATACGGACGCATCGTAGGATCAAGTTCTGTCCTGGTTACTGTGTTTGTTGAACCGCCAGCCATATCAAACCTCTCTTACCCACTTTCTGGGTCTAAAACCTAACGCCTTAGCTTTTTTATCCCAACCTTTACGCCAAGAATCAAAGCTGATAGTTTTCGCGCCACCATCTCTCGCAATGCGGAGAACATGATCCATGCCTGCATCAAAATCTCCCTTGCCATAAGCAACCCAAACATGCAAATTATCGCCCATAGGCTGCAAAACAACAAAGCCAACAACAGTGTTGTCCTCAACAAAAGCCCAAAGCATTGATCGCTGGTTAAAGCAGTCAGAATAGATGTCCTCCGGTATCCACGCTTCGGGACTCTTCTTGAGAACAACCTCAAGCCCTGGCTTGATGTACTGCCAGACCTTTCTGAGTTCATCTGGCTTGATATATTGCACATTCATCCGACCACCACATAGCCGTAAGTTTTATCAGAGGTTGCATTTGGAAAATGCGTAATCGTCGCGGACCCGTTCGTAACCGAAGAGATGTAAACCCCGCCGTTAGAAAACCCGCCCACAAATTGCATCGTGGCAATCACCGAAGGAGTCGCAGGTCGCGTAGGACTCGTCTGAGCGGCGATGTGCTCGATGATGACCAGCGTTGAACTTGTTGCCCACATTAACTCGATGTAGTCGTTAGCCGCAAGGTCTACAAAGAGATTAAGCGCAGCAATGACATGACCCTTTACCGACCCATGCTTAGAGTCAATCGAGAATCTTGAGTTTGAGTCGGCAATATCGGTTCCGTTCTTTCTTACCCACACATCTACATCTTGGATCTGCGAGTCATCGTTAGCGAACTGAATCGAGAATTGGAAGTTGTACTTACCTGCCGCCCTCACGTTAATCCGACTTGAGTTAGAGAGGTAAACGTTGTTCGTCAGGTCGGTATTAGAAAACGTAATCGCATACGCTGTCGTCGTGCTTGCAGCAGATTGATCGTTAACGTCGTAAAACGAGCCATACGGGATCGAATCAGCATAGGCATTAGCAGAGTAGGGAACAAGGATGATCTTGCTTTCTACCCCTATCCTTGCGTCTGTAATCGTGGTCGTAGTGGCGTTTCCTGTGGCAAGCGTCACCGTTCCGGTGTTGTTCGTCTTACCGTCCATGATATTGCGGACAATCTCAGCAACGGCTCGCTGATCGCCACCAAACGGAGGTAGCGTCCTGAAGATCATCGCATACCCTGCGGCACAACCGTCACATCCAAACCAACCGCGGAAGTCCAGACACCAGAAGGAATGACGTTCAAACGATGGTAGGTTCCTGCCGAGCGTAGACCTATCCTGTTGTCAGAGTTCGAGGCGTATGTGGAACCCGTGAAGTCTGTCTGTTGGTTCAAACGCTTTCTGGAGTTGATCTGTACTGAACAAGAACCGCTGTCAATGACAGGTCTTACCAAAGTAACAACCGAAGGCATGTCATTCATGGAAAGGTCAGGCGTAATAATGCTGGCCGTTAAGTTTGACCCTGAGAAAGCTGCGATCTTTGTGCCTATGGTTCCTGTAAGAAGGTTAGACGTAACCGTATACCCAAAAGAGTCTAGGCTTGCAGGTAGCGTATCAATGCTCCCGTATGCGTCTAGTTGCTCTAACGTGAGACCAGACGAGGAAGATGTCGTGATCGCCGTTGAAGATGCAATCGAATCTAACGTAACCTCAGCATGAGACCACTTAGAAAGATTGAAGTTGTAGATAAGCAAAGCAGTCGTTTGGTCTACCGTCTTAAACGCCCATATAACGAGGTTTTTAAGAGGATCTACAGCAGCAGACATCGTTGACAACTGCGAGATGTCTACTGTATTAAAGAACCAACGATCAATCTTCTCAACGGAAATAGACTGCACAGTCTGCCCGTTGCAGACATAAAACCCATCATCAGACAAAAAGAAGCTCGACCCTGCGTACTGAACGATAGATCCAGCCTCCATGCACCCTAAACCACGCGAGATCGTGTCAAACTGAAACACAAGAGGGCTTCCAACGTAGGACATACGGACAACCGCACGATCCATAAACACAAGCCCAAACTCACCGCCCGTCAAACCCTTGACATGCCCACCGTCTGGGATGTCCTGATAGTCAGCCTGTGTTGTAGCGGAAGGTGCCCAACTTGTTTCGTCACCCAACGCGCACCACTCGACTCTATTGGGGTAAACCGTTGTTCCGTTGTTGAATCCTGCAACCACAAAGTCTCTGACCGTCGTTACATACCTTGACTTAGGCGCAGCAGCACCAAGGTCTGCAAAGGCTGTGGATGTGCCTAATAACCATCCCTGAAGCCTGTCACCGCCATTAGCGGCAATCAGCCTGTTGCCAAACTGAGCGAAACGCCATTTCTGATCCGAAGGGGTTGTATAACCTCCAGCCTTAGAAACGTCCGTTAGGTTCCTGTTTGTTCCTAGCTTGAATAGTTTCGTCTCGCCGCCCGCAAAGACCGTGTTTGACTCATCCGTAGAAGTCGCAGACACAACCTGATTAAGCGACTCTGAAGCCGCATTGCTCCATTCACTAGGCGCAGATAAAGGGCCATAACCCACCTGTTGAGGAATAACGTTCAACGCCTCAACCAGCGCACCCGCTACCCCTGGTTGATCCGGCAACCACTCACCAAAGTTGACTCTCATCGTTTAGCCAACGTCATCGTTAAAGGCACACCCGAATACTGACCTTCCTCGTCTGAACGCGTAAGTGCAGCAATAGCGCGATCATAAAGCGCACCCCAGGTCTGTAGCCTGGGATCGTTCATAAGATAAGGCTCAGCCTCGCCTAACGCCCCGTAGAGGAGTGCATCCGGACAGGTCGTAAGCCAGAGATTTGACGTGTTTGACGTAGATAAAAACGCAGGGGCCGCGTAATAGAGGATCTTGATGTCGTGATTGCTGTCAGGAATTGGGGCAAATTGAATCGTAGACCCAAGGATGGTGTAGAAAGCTGGTACACCACTTTGGTTCGTCCGACCGTTCCGAATAAAGATGCTCGGCGTTGCGAACGTAATAGGGAAGTCGGGGTCAGAGTCAACGTACACATCCCTTGCTTGCAGGAAGTCACTAGGGAGGTTAATTGTCGAGACTCCACCGGTCGCCGTAACCGATGTTTGCGTAAGCATTTGCCGCAGGCGTAGATCTCTACGGAGTCGAATCTCTGCGAGTTGGATGAAGTCTGGGATCGCGGCAGTAAGATCATCTCGTGAGAGATAATTAGCTATCGTCGTTTGCAGTGCGCTGTAAGTGTTTAGGGCCATATTCGACATCGCTCCATCGATATTCGTGCGTCCCTATGTGTCCTATCTCAAGACTCAATTCGTGATCCACGAACGTCTGAATACCGTGATCTAAGGCTTTCACGCAAAAATGCACATCTTCGCCAATCAGACCACCCGCCCCCCATACTACATCAAACCAAGGTTGGGGCATAGCGTCAAACACAGACTTGTGGGTTAAGACAACCCCAAAACCTACAGCAGTCACAGCCTCGATACCCTTCTTCCCCCGACTCTCGATCTTCTCGAAGATTTCCTTGTCTTGGTGAAAGTTTATGGCCGTGGGCAATACAGGCTTTCGCCGCGTAACCGCATTGACCCCGACGATTTGTTTGCCGTGAGCTAATAGACGTTCCAATGTGTTCTTGGGGAATCTCATATCTGAGTCCACCCAGAGGATGTATTCCGCGCCATCAGCCAATGCTTCTTTCGCTAAAGACTCGCGTTGGGAGAAGATGAGCGTACCTGGCGCTGTGTAGAGCAACAAAGCCCCACCGTGTTTACCGACCCGATTCGCTCCGTCATACGCAGCCAATCGAGCCATATCAAAAGACGTTCCCGTCATCATCGTGTCCCGACATGGGACGCAAAAAGCGACTTTCATACTTTACCTGGCCTCGTCCTGAAGTGTCTGTTCTCTGGGTCGTTCATCCACGCCCTGAATTTTTTTTCGTCGATCACCGCAAACCCTCGCATGATGCCCTTGGCGTTGAGGTCATCAACAACAACGAAGGGAAGTTGCGCGTAGCGTGTCCACTCTCCCCATCGCTCACGCTCGTCTGTGGCGTTATACAGGGCTTTGTTCTGCTCGACGATGTCAGTTATCTCTTGCGTTCTCTGGAATACAAACTGATCGTCGGTAGCGTGGAATGTAGTCTTAGTGTTCATAAGCCTTAACGAGCCTTAACGAGCCTTAACGAGCCTTAGCGAGCAACAAAAAAGGGAGGTTGTTACGCCTCCCTTCTTTTTACCACAGTTTATAACTTAGGCAGTTTTCAGATCCGCGAGGATACCGTGGGCTGCTTCGTTACGCATTTCCATCGTGAACTCAGCAAGAATCTGGGTCTTCTCAGAGTCACCAGTTTTTGCAAGCTCGTTGGTCTGGAAAGGACGCAGATAACCAATCGCTGCGTACTCAGGGTCAAGGATGAACGCATCACGGCTACGGACGAAACGATCAGGTACAACAGAGATCGATCCGAAGTCGCTCAGATAAACGTCAGCCGCGCCAATGATGGTCGTGGGAGCGTTATCGGGAGCCATGTAGCGCTGTGCTGCGATACCAGCAAAGGCAGACACCGTCTGCTTGAGAGCAGGACCAACCACGAGGATCTTAGGACTGCCGCCAGAGGTATAAACCTGCTGAACGCCATCCTTGAGGATTGCCTCGGTGAAGGTACGGGTCGTACCATCGCTACGGGTCGAAACACCGATGGTGGTGGGGTTAGCACCATCAGTGGTGTTGTAGTTCGAGTTAGTCTTGAGCCAAGACAACAACGAACCCATCTTGCGAGCCGTTGACGAGTTGCCAGCAGAACGCCCCTGGTTAGCAGCGATGATCGTCTCTTGGTCACGCTTAAGCTCTTGCGAAGCCTTAGAAAGCTGGTAAGCCTTCTCTGCGCGGCGACCTGCGAGATCAACAGCCATCATCGTGCCTGATACCTGGATCGTCTTAGCAACGATCTGGGTATAGTTACCAAGACGAGTCGTTGGGCTGATGGTTGCAGCCGTTGCATCGTCACCTTCAACCTGAGCGTTGTTGGTGGTTGCTGCTGCGAGGGTATCCGTCTGCCACTCGTGGTAAACAGCGGTTGCCTTCGTGCGAGCAAGCGACGAAAGGATAGGGGTTTCTGTGGGGCTGATGTTGTAGATGACATCAGTCAAATCTTCACGCTGGCCTACAGCCGTGAAGGTCTGGAATGTACCTGAAGGAACAGTCATTTTTAACTCCTAAATCATAAGAATCGTTCAAATACTCTGGCAGCGTCTTGACGAGATCCCGTCTTTCTCAGCCGCGCAAAGTCCTGTTTTGCAGCTTCTGTGGCTATGGTCTTACCTGTCGCGTTCCCAGACCTAAGCATCTTGGGAGCCTCGGCGACCTTCTTGGTCACACCAGGCTTGGCCTTTTGCAGTTTCTGGTACTGGCTTGCCATCCACAATGTCAACACAGCGCGAGAGTCTGTTGCATTTGCCAGTTCAGCGTCCGAATACCCGATGGACTTGGCAAAACTCCGAAGTTCAGACCGTACCTTCTCACCCTTCTCAGGATGCGCGTAATCGGGAATTGCCTCGGCAACCCTTTTAGCTTCCTCAACAAGACGCTTCTCCATCACCGCTTCGTGCTCGGCCTGTTGCTCTCTAGCAATGCGTTGCTGTTCAGCGCGTAATTGAGCCAACTGCTTTTCTTGCTGCGTACGTTCTGCGACCTTGACTGCATAAGCAATCGGATCGGTTTCCTTCAGACTTTCAATATCCTCACCCTGCATCTGCTGTGACAGGAAGTTATCCATCACCTTCAAACGCTCTGAGTAAGCATCTCTCGCCTGCTTTGCTTGCTCGATTGCAGCTTTTTCGGCCTCGACCGTTTTTCTCTGCTCGGCAAGCTGATTAGTCTTTTTGTGGTAATCCGTACCCTTTTGGTAGCCTTCGATCAGTTCTTGGAGGGTCACCTCGCGTTCTTCGCCTGCTGCTTTGACTACGAAACGCTGTTCCTCCTCTTGAACTTCCTCTCCAGACTCCTCTGGCTCAGATTCACTGGCAACAAGCTCTTGCTCGTCTGGTTGGTCTTGAACTTGCTCCTGCGGAGGTTCGCCGCCACCCATCATCCCTAAGAACGCATTTGCTGCCTGTCCCACTGTCAAGCTAGTCCCTTGCGGGTTGCTGCCTTCCATAAACTAACCTCAATTCAAAATATACGAAACCGTTTTTTCACCATCTCGCCTTCGGCGGCAATAGCTTCCAAACGGGCTTTTACCTGATTGACTGCCCGAATCGACCCGTAAGCCTCTTCGCGTTTGTCAATCTCATCAGGATTGCTGTTGATGATACGCAAGATGTTGTCTTTTTCCAACTCGGCAAAGACCTCTTGCAGAAACTCATCGCCAAGTAAAGCCTTGGCTCGCTCCCATTTCGTCATAAGAGACTCTTAACCTTGTCTTTAGGTAACCGTGATTCGTTGAGTGCTTTCAAGAAATCCTCGCCGTATTTGTTGACCGCTTTCTTGCGGATGACGTACTCACCGACCTGGAGACTTCCGTAACCATCATCTGGAGTCGGAGGGTTTGGGCCTAGCAGACCCTTTACCTTGCCGCCCTTCTCGTAAGCAATCTTCTCTTCGGTTATCTTGCCGCCTTTGTAACTTGCTTGCTGCAACTGATCTTGAACCGACTCGCCGCCATAGGTTGCTCCGGTCTGAGCCTCATAACTTTTTTGCAGTTGCTCTTTATCGAAGATACCAGGCATAAATGCAGGCTTTGTTCCCGTGACAGCAGGAACGCCAAACTCTAAGGATTGAGGTAACAGACGCGTATATCCGGCAGCACCGGACTTGAACATATACGGAGCTTGTTCAGTAGGACCGACACCGTAAAAGAAGTCCGTGGTCGGTGTTGCTAACTTGGTGTTGCCTCCACCAACCGTGAAGTTAGAAAAGGTGGCCGTAGGTATCTGAACGCCAGACAATGCCGCGTCAATCACACCAGGTTGTACACCTTGTGATAACGCATACTGCCTAACCGCTTGTGATGTTGCATACGGATTGCTGTTGAGCAGGTTTTGGATGTACGGAATCATCTCCGCGCTTGTATAAGCAGAGAGCGGTCTTGTTCCTGTCGGAGTTGTTGGAGTTGTTGGTGTTGTTGGAGTCGTCGGGGTCGTTGGAGTTGTCGGAGTTGTTGGTGTAACTGGAGCCGTTGGGAACGTCAGGCCAGCAATCAACATCGGAATCTGGCCTTCAGGAACGCCTTGCTGCGCGGCAAACGCTTGGAATTGCGCTGGCGTTACATACGTCCCTGCCGCTTGTTGTTGGGCGATGATGTTCTGAGCATACGGAATCATCTCGGCAATTGTGTAGTCAGCCATCGTTTTGTTGACGATGTTCCCGCTAGCATCGAGCTTCTGCCAGGACTCAAGCGTTGGAGTAACAGGTTGAGTTACCGCATTGATTACATCTGTAATCGTTGGCGTTGTAACAGGTGGTGGCGTTACAACCGGAGGTGGCTCATAGACCGGAGGAGGTTCGTAAACTGGAGGAGGTTCATAAACCGGAGGTGGCGCTGGAGGAGGTTCATAGACCGGAGGAGGCGCTGGAGGCGGCTCGTAAACCGGAGGTGGTTCGTAGACAGGCTCAGGCGTTCCTGGCTCAGGAGCAGACGAAGCAGAGAACACATCCGACACCGCTGCCTGTGCTTGGCTCGGACTAAAGCCCAACATATTAGTCAGGCCAAAGTAGAGCAACGTATCAGGGTTGGTGTTTGGTATCAGACCCTGGTTGACAAGATACTGGATGTCCGCGCTATTCGGGTTTGAGAAATACTGATCGACAAACGCCCTAAGTTGGTCCGTTGTATAGCCGTTGTAAGTAGCCATGATTACCCTGGTATCTCGATGTTGCTGGTTATGCCTGCGCCTACCTTCATAGCCTTCATCTGAGCCTCGGCCTCGAACTCCATCTTCTTAAGCTCCAACTCGGCTATGGCCTTCTCTCTTGCAAGCTGGATGTCGGCCATTGCTTTCTGACGCTTGATCTCGATGTCTGCTTGAGCCTGCGCCATCATCATCTGGACCGCAGGATCTGGGCCTTGTTGTTGGGGTTGGGCAAGGGCTTGATCGACCTCTTGTGTTACGGGCTTGAAGAACTCAGCAGAATCCGCAAACCCTGCCGCCTCAACCAGTTTTCCGAGCGTTGCACGATATTGCGAGAGCGACACTAAAGGATTGTTTGGCCCCAACATTTGGAGCATCTGCTCTTGCTTTGAGAGAACCATTGAGAGCATGGCCATCTTTTGCTCGATGTTGCCTGTCCCAAGACCCACATTCACTGAGACATCGTATTGGTTCGACCACTCTCTCGGATCGTATTGGACGTACTGCCCACGCATCCGCAGGATGACTGCCTTGTCCTGGTACTTGCATAAGAGATGTAAGAGTCCTTTGAACAAGTCTTTTACACCTGTCTCAGCAAAAACACGAGCAATGAGTTCGATCTTGCCCTGTGATGCTTGTGTGAGCGCCGCAATTGCCGCGGCAGTCACGTTCTGCAAGATGTTGGGGTCTAAGCCCTGGGAAGCCTCTGTGAGACCCGTTCTCTTAGCTTGAACCTGGTCTAAGTATTCAAGAAGCGGGAAGGCTTGCTGGCCGACAGGAGGTGTTTGTATCGGGACTAGAGCAGCAGGATTCTTGAGCCTGACCACACCACCAGGCGTAACGCTTAAGAGGTCATCCAGGTTGACCTGACCTTCGACAGCACCCATTCGGGTATTGTTCTGAAGGTACATATTGTCCAGCATCTGCCTCGTTACAGTAGTCTTGATAAGCTGGAGATCGACTGTACGATCAGCAGGACAATCCCCAAAAAAGCGATGAGGTATCGGAATAGGGCAAATAGAGTAGAACGGAACATAGTCGGTTTCTTCATTTGCAAGTATCTCGTTCCCAGAGAAGTAAACCTGCCTTAGCTCCGCAATCCCATCACCATCGTAGTCTGTCTTTAGGTAACACTCAAACACCTCAACCGTCTGCATCGACTTATCGAGACTAGGCTCCATGAAGGGCTGCTCGTCTCGGTTGTATCTTGCAATGTACTCGGCAGAGAACTCTAGGTCGTTGTATACCGGCAGGTTCATGATGATCTCGGCATCGAACCCCATCGCAATCAGGTCTGACCTCGTGATGAGCTTTCTATGCGCGACGAACGGCGTGTCTCTCACGGTCTTGCCTGCCTTAGAGATCAGGAACTCCTCTGGAGGCACATTCTCGATCTTGACCCTGCCTGCCTTGGTCTTTCTCATCAGAGCCACGTTATGGACACGCATGATCTGCCCGTCCATCTCTTGCTCTATTGTCTCTTGACCTGCGATCTCCATCGTCCCATCAGACAAAAGCATCGCAAGTTCATCGTCCGTCAGGTTTGCGTACTGCTCCTTATTGACCGAAATGGAGTCGTCCCAATAAGCCTTGACGATCCCGACCTTCTGAAGGATCGCGTCCTTAAACCAATCGTGCATGATTGCAATACCTGGGTTTTGCTTCATCAGCACCCAATTGCAGTATTCGGTTGCCTGCTCTGCTAATGGCTCATCACCTGGGCCTACAGGCTCGAACACACCGATCTGATCCGCAGATGTAAACAAACGCATGAGAGGAGGCAGCATCCCGTCCACAGCCTCTGCGACCTCACCCGTAACAATCTGAGACCTGCCCTCGACCTCGTTGCCGTATGGGTCCCTCATATACGCAGTAAGTGCGTTCTTACGTTGCTCGACGGTCTCTGTCTCTAAGAAACCAATGGCGTTGTCGATCTCGCCTTGTAGGATTGCTTTTAGCCGACCATCATCCATTTCAGACCACCCAAGATACGTTAGGTTTCAGAGGCTTGGACCAACTTGTTGTCTCATTCATCCCGACCGCCAAATACCGAAATGCGTCTGCTGCGTGAGATGCCCAATCGTGAAGAGGCTTATCCCAGTAAACTTGACGCTTATCGTCGTATTGTCGCCGATAATTCCTTAGCGCGTCCACTCCACGCTTAGTCTTAGGGTCGAACCAACAGTAAGGAATCAGCCTTCTCACGGCCTGTATCCCATCGTCCACGCCCATCCTTGGCACGATTGTGATGTTTAACCCCGCCTCTTGTAGAAGTTCGAGTCTCGATCTGCCTGAGCCTAGCTCCCTAACCTGTACGTCATGCGGAAGTAATTGCTCTGCAAGCTCGTAGTTGTTCGTCCTGAGCCAGTTCACATACCAATCCAATCCTTGCCCGTGATTCTCAACAAAGTCGATAAGCCTTGTCTCTAAGCCCACCCTCTGACAGACCCAGATAGCAGTAGAGTCGCCTATCCCTAGATCCCATGCTGCGTAAGTCTTGGCTATGCCATCTACAGGGATGTCATGGAACCTTTCAGACGGTAGCTCATTGAGAAGCTGCCCGTAGTAAGCACCTTCGATGGCTGAGTCGAAGGAACACTCAAACTCCTGTAAATACTTGTCGTCCCCCATCTCTGACCTGGCGGCATCGAGCTCACTTTGAGGGATAAGACCTGTCTCTGACGCTCTGAACTCAAGCATAGCCCAGTCGTTATGCTCTGCTGCATGGTCTCTCAGGGTCTTAAAGTGATTTGCGCCTTTTGGGGTCCCAAGGAATAAGGCCCATCCCATCCTATCGGACAAGGCGGGACGAACCACCTCCGACCAGATACGCGGGTCTTGATCGCCAAATTCGTCGAATACAACGCCATCGAAATACTGTCCTCGCAGAGAGTCTGGGTTATCAGATCCTGCAAGCTGAATCCTTCTGTTCCAGAAATCAACCCGTAGCTCCGCAATATTGGCAGTGGCGTTAAGTGGTTGGGTAAATTTGAGGAGGTAATCCCAGATAACTCGCTTGGTCTGGGAATAGGTAGGCCCAATAAACGCATATCTCGGAGCCTCCTTGTTGTTTTCTATCGCTGCTCGAATGAGATGGTTGACAGCACTTACCGACTTTCCCATACGTCTGTGCGCGACAACAACAGCAAAACGCTTGTCTGATAGCGCATTGTGGATCTTTAGCTGCTGCTCCCTCGGCGCATAAGGGATGACTATTCGGGTTGCGCCCATGAGATCTGCATCGCAACTGGTTGACCGTCAGTTCCCGTTACCTCTGTCCTGGCTAATTTAGGTATGTGGTACTCGATTGCTCTCAGGTAAATGTCGCAAGCCTTCTCTGGGCTCTTCTGAGCCACTTCATCTAGCCACATTGCGAACCTCGGAGCGTTCATCTCAGCCATTTTTGCAATGGCTTCCCTCACCGCGGCAGTGGACTTATTGGGCGAGCCCTTTGGCCTGCCGTTTCCCGCGTTTGGAGGTATCCACTTCGTTGTTTCCATTTCTACTTTACTATCTCATGTTGCGTAAAAACAACCAATTTTGGGCTCAAAATTCATACAATTTTAGGTCTATCAGGAGTTACTATGAAGATCATTATCACAGAAACAAAAGAATCAGGCATGAACCTTGACCTTGATGACGAAGCCTTAAAACTTGATGACTACGCACTTGTTGAGTTTTTAGAAAACGCCATTCACATGCTTAAGTTCCATGCAAGCAACATCATAAACTCAGTCGAGTAAGCCTAGCCTTCTCTGTTGCCTCAGATACTTATCGTACTGATCGAGCATGTAATCATCAATGATCTCAGAAACACCCTCCTTACGCTTTTCTAATGCGCCTATAGTCATGTTTCTGATGTCGCCTGATTTACCAGCCTGCTCTTGAGCAATCCTGTCGAACGTCCTTTTCATCAGGACTTCTACAGGTAGGCTTAACCCAAGCGATCCTTCGTATTCGCCAGTAAAGTCTGTGTTGTAAGTTGCGTTTTTTGATGGCCTTAAGTGCATTCCACTGGCCGGATTGGTCGAAAACAAAGCGTCACCAATGTAGCCTTTCGGAACTCCAGCTAAAGTCGGGCTTGTTATGGCCGCGGACACATCTTCAGCATTAAACCCAAATTGCTCTTGAAACTTCTTCTTAGACATTACGCCAACAAGAGCTTTTCTTAATTCGCCCTCTGTTGATTCAAGACCATCGCCCCCGCGGTAAAGCTGAACCCTTCCCTCTTCTGAAGTAACGCCGCGGAAGTTTTTGAATGGCTGCAACGTCTTTCTAGATTCTCCAGTTCCCTTGAATATCTTAAGCTCTCTAATCTCTTTATTGAGATCGTCAATAACGCCCTTTGAAACGTTTGCACGATCAATCAGGCCAAGCAATACCTCTGTCGGTTGCACCGAGAAGTTTTCTGATCCTGAGCCCATCGTAATAGGCGCATGCAAAACCTCTCCGGTTCCTCCAGCCTCTAGGTTTTCTCTTCTAGCGACAGCATCTCTATCCCTAATTCTCTTTGCAATACCGAGATTTGAAGCTCCAGCAATACCTTCTTTTATATGTTCAAGATCTCTTGTGTAATCAAAGCCACCATGCGTAACGACAGGTCTTGGCAAAAGCTCATCCGAAACAGATGTAATTCGATAGTTTCTACTTGAGCTATCCCACGGCAAAACCATCAGGCTTGCTCCCCTGTACTGCTCAAGATCAATCGGCTTTCTTTCTGCCAAGCCGCCAAGAAACTCTCGCTCAAACCTAGTGCCAACAGATGGATCTGGAGCAGTAGGCGTTGACTTTCTGTAGACAGCAGCCCCTGGCAAGGCGTTTAACTTACTAAGCGAAGAAGCAACCGCAAACGGAGCCACAGACCCGTAAAGCTGACTAGCGACACTTGCTTGCTCGCCTAGTCTGTAAGCCTCAGACATCTTCTGAGCCTCTGGGTCCATCACCGAGTAAGTGGGTTGCCTGCCCGTAAACCCTAGTAATCCCTGCGCGATAGGACTTGTCTGACCGTAACCTGGCAGCGAACTTACGCCCCTCGGTAGTTGCTCAGGCAGCGGAGGGAGAAACTTCTCCTCGTCTAACAGTCCTTTTCTACGCTTCACTTTTTGTTCCTCGCCGAGATAGCCTTAGCCTTTGCTTTCGCATCAGCCTTGGAACTTGCACCCCATGCCTTTAGGCTCAGGAGCAGTCTGGTAGGGCTCCCATCGGGTTTTCTCTCCGGCCCTGGCATGTTACCCATTCGCGCAAGAAAAGACGCTCTACGCGGGTTATCGCCTGACTTAACAGGAGCCTTTAAGTCAGACCCAGGATTCTCACGCTCGTAAGACTTCCGGCCCTTCTCGTTAAGACCACCTTTGGCGTTCTTGCCTTCCTTACGAGTCCAAGCTGCAGTCATTTCTTAGCCGTTTTAGCTGATTCTTTGAAAGCCTTAGCAGTTGGCGCACCAGGACTACCAGGCTTACGCATCTTCTCTGGAGTCTTTCCCGCAGCCTTTTGCTTGGCTATGCGTTCACGCTTGGCGTGAATATTTGCGTATAAGCCTTTCATTTCTTCTTCTTCACACCAGCTTCTGCCAATGCTATCGCGGTCGCTTGGGATCGGCTCTTAACTACCGGACCCTTCTTGCTTCCAGAGTGCAACTTACCCTTGTTGTACTCAGTCATCACCTTGGAGATCTTCTTCTCCGCTTTCGTTTTCTTCACTTTTCCACTCCATACAAGATTTCTCAGGCGCACACATAAAGTTCCACTCGTGGCAGTACCCGACACCTTCAGGTAGACAATCCTGCATCTCCATGTCGAAATATCCACAATTCTCGCAACGCCTCTCTTGAGCCTGGCTTGCAGAGATACGCCACTTTGCACCTAGATCGCGCCAGAATTGAGTATCGCCCTCTCGTTCAGGACCGTACATACCCTCTTCCCTAGCGATCTGCTTGTTTTCCTCGTTGAGCTTCTCGTCTTGGGTCGGCAGCGGACACTCGTTTTCTTCGTCTTCTTTTTGCTTGATGACGATCATGACTTTAGGTGAGAGCAAGCCCTTCATTTTTTACCTTTCGGAGGTTGCATAGGGATACCCACCTTCCTGTCGTACCTGATCGGAACCGGAGGAACCTTCATTCGGTAGGGATTCTGTAGTGCCTTGCTATCCCTGGCTCGTTTTTCCACATCCATTTTGAAGCCTCCATGAGGTTTTTACGGTCATCCTTACCGACTGTTTGAGATCCGGCGTGATGAACGTAAGCCCTTGAAACGAAATGCCTAAAGTCTAATACTGTTAGTGTATGACAAAAGACGTTATCTGAGAACCAGTTGATAGGCGGAAACCTGACCTGACTAAAAGCCTCCTTTGAGACGTAGGCAAAGATAGGCGCAATCACAGACACTTCCTTGATCGTCTGTTCTTCAGCCCATCTGATCCCATCTCTTGGGCCAGACTCATATCTAATGTTTTGTTCCGCAAGGATGAAGTCAGACCTGCACCCAACAACACCGACCTTATGCCCCGCTTCCTTCAGATATTGGACATCCTCACAAAGAAGCCTGTAGGAATCAGGAGTCAGACATATATCGTCGTTAGCTATGATGACTTCATCGTAATGCTGGAAGGCATCGTCCATGATCCTGTTGTAAGCGTCACCGAAGTTACTCTGCGAGTTGAGTAGCCATTTGTAAACTCGTGGGTCCATTGTCTCGGACCTGCTCGACAGATAAACAGGCGCTTCTTTGGCGTATAAGCTAATGCTCGACAGCGTGATTTCAAGGCTTGGCGATCCTGTCGTGCATATCAAAATCGGTAATTTTTTCATACCCCTCCATTCTGTGGCCTGCAACCACCTGGAAATATTCGTTATCCATGAGATGTTTGTCGCAACCGTTGACAACAATCCCGTGAGTCTGAGCTAGAACAGGAAACGCAATCTGATCGTGTAGTGACCATTCCTTGATTTCTGTCCACCAGGCATCCAGAAACGTAGCAACGTGATCTGACCGTAGATAACCACCATGCCAGCACATAATGCCTGTCGCAACCTGTCCGGCCTTCTCCGGCCACCCCATTTGCCTGTAATGCTCAACTTGCTGTCTTACCGGCTGATCGACGTACTTTCTCATATTCCATGACTCCTCGGCCTCCTCGTAAATGCAATCTCTCCAAGGATGCTGGAACATTGCAACCGTATCGCCAGCCTGGGAAATCATGTACTCGACAAATTTAGGACTTGTGATCCTGATGGAACCGTCAATCCAAATGA